ATGCTAACCTGTCCAGTGTTAGCTATATTTTGTCTCTTTACATTAAACTCACTAAAACTTTGTCCTAGACCGCCTTTGCCTTTCTTTAATTCTTTAAGATAATCTTCAATGGCTTTTTGACCTTTTGGTGTTAGATCATATTGAGTTAAATATCCCTCTTCTCCATAAGGTATTTCTTTTGTAATACCGTCTTTTAATTTCATATCACCCTTTGCTTTTAGTAATGATATGATTTCTGGTTGTGCTCTTAAGATAGCCGCTCTAAATGTTTTTTCTACGTTATCTTTCGTGACTTCTAATTGCTTTTCTTTAAATTGCATATCAGCAGCTGCACCTAATAAATCCGAGCTAAACTTCAATTCTGTAATCTGTCTATTGAATTGATCCAGTGCTTTCTGTCTTTGATCTCCCACAAGTTGTCTTTGAATATTTACAACACCTTCCATCTGTTGTAGTTCCAAAGTTCTCTTTGCAAGAGCCTCTGACTTAGCGTCTTTTAAAAGATTATACATAGTGTTTCGTGCTTCTCGTCTATCTTCTCTTAGATTCTTACTTAAACGATTTACATCTTCTCCGTATCCTTGAAGTCCTACACCAAAACCTCTTGCTATATTTGTTATAGCATTGTCACTTTCACCAGCTGCGATGGCAAGACCAGCTTTCATCATGTTTAAAAATATAGACGCTTTTCTATCTTCTTCAAACTCACCTTCTAGCTCTCGTGGGTCAAACCCTAATAATTTTATTGCATCATCTTGTACGTCTGCAAGTGTAGGTTCTTGTCCTTTTTCTTGCATTTTTGCTACTAATGCGTTTGTATTCTCAACAACTGTTTTACCACCCAGTTTTATATCCTCTGCACTTGCAAGGCCTGTGGATAAATTAGCAACTGCCGTCTGCATCCTATCAGACAACTGTTTTTGTTTTGACTGAAAGCCACTTAAAATATTTGGTTCGGGTGTTGTCCCAGCGTTTGGATTTGGTTTTAAATCTGCTTTACCAGATCCCTCATTTGTAAAAGGAGCTTCTGTAACAGGCACATCTCCACCAAAATAATCTGCATCTGCGTCATCCATTCCAGCGCCTACTTGAGTTTTGCCTTTTA